GTTCTTGGCCGAACGGATCTTCGGCTTCGGCTTCGGAGCGCTGGCCTGTCCCTTCTTGCTGCCGTGCAGAGACTCGCCGCGCTTGAGCCGATCGGCGTTGGCGCGCAGTGCTTCCGGCAACTTACGCTTTGCCACCTGTGTTGTCCTTTCTATGGAACGATCGAGCGGCGTGCGCTCGACGTTGCCATTGCTGTCGGCCCCTTGGATGCCGACTTGTAGCCGGCGTACTTGTTCGATCCCGGCTTCGGCACGATCGGCCGGGGCTTCTGAACTCCCAGCGGGAGCTGTAGTGCCATTGATGTCACCTCTTCTTGCCGCCCTTGTTCCACGAACGCGCATTCAGGGCGAAAGTTGCGCGCTTCCGAGTCGTCGGATTCTTGGATCTCTTCATCGCGCGCAGCTTGGAGACGGGGATCTTCTTCCCCTTCTTCGCCTTGGCGGTCTTGCGCAGCTTCCCCCGGTTCGACTTCTTGATGTTGATGCCGCTGCGGCGCTTCCTGCGGCGTGAGCTTTTACGTGCCATGTTACCTCCCTTGCGCGGCGAGTCTACCACAGCAGGATTGATGACAACACTCAAGAATCCATCGGGCTTCTAATAGCCCTGGATCGGCGGCTCTGAGCCTTTGTAGGAACGATATGTGGCTCGATGGCCTGCGTCATCAAGTCCGCGTAATCCGTCAGACGGGTGACGACGAGCAGCTCGCCGTTGATCTCGAAAATCATCGCCGGCTTCGCGTCGTCGCCGTGCCCAGCGGGACCGCGCGCTCCCTTGCGGGCCTCCACCCAGAGCTTCCATATTGCGCGCGTCGCTGTTTGCGCAAGGTTTGTTGACGACTTGATCGAGTAGATGAACTTTGCGCCGTCTCTGACATCGAGTTTGACAAATTTGCCACCGCCCGACTGCACGATTCGACTGCCTTGGAGAATCTCCGCAGCGCGTTCCTCAGCTCTGTCCCCGATCTCGTTAGCACTAGGTCGTGCCTTCATATTCCCTCTCGGCAACGGTGTTGACATCGCTTGCCGATCCGGGCAGAAGCGAATCGGGGTAGGAGTAGTTGAGGTGCCGCTTCGTCTCAGGCTCCCTGGTGTACTTGTTGAAGCCAGGGTACTCATCGAAGCCGCCGCAGTAGTCGCATGGCAACTGGCTCGTGCGGATTGCTGACATCGGGAATTCGCGAGCCTTGCCGCACTCATGGCAGTAGCTAGCCATGTCTAAGCCTCCCCTGGTGCAAACCGTGGCCTGAGCTGCAACCGCTTGCGCTGTTCCTCCCAGCCCTCAGAGCCCTGCTGTGCCCGCTCGGCCAGCTTCTCCAAGTTCCACGACGCCACCGCGTCCAGAGAGCAGCCAAGCTCCGATGCCAACATTGCTACGTACCAGAGCAAGTCACCCAGCTCGTCCAGCATGTTGTCACGCTCGTCTGGACCGAGCCTGCCGAACCCACCCTGCGATCGCCACGTCTTCTTGAGCCGCTCCGCGATCTCGCCGGCCTCCCCGTTGCACCCGAGCACAACGTAAGCCACCGCCTCGGGGTGCGATCCCTCCATGACGTGCGGATAGAAGGCTGTTGCCCGCGCACGGGCCTGGTATTGGGAGAAGCTCAGCGTAGCCATGCCGGGATCATACACAGTTTCACAAAAGCCAGGAGCCCACGAGCACGCCCATCGCGAATCCGACGAGCACCATGAACAGCAACCCGAGCAGGTAGCCGGAAATGCCAGGCTTCTCATCCATAGATCACCAGTTCGAGTAGCGAGCGAAGAGTATGAGCCCGACCAAGCAGAGTGCCAACACTAGCGCACCAAGACAAACGATCGCGATGAACCAGTCGTGCTTACGCGAGGCGTTCGGTGATCGAGAACTGGGCAAGACGAGAAGTGCCGGTTCCGTCGCGCGGGAGCTTCCGAGCACTGTTGTCCATGACGACGATGGTGTCGTCCGGAATACTGACAACATCCTTGCTTCCGCCGGCAAGCAGATTTGCCGTCTGAGTGGCCCGTTCGAGCGAGAACGCGACCGGCGTGTCACAGCCCGCGTCATCGGTGAGGCGAGTGATGTACTCATGAACGCCCGAGCAGCGTTGACACTCACGGCGCTTGGAGTTCTTGACGATCTTTGGAAGTTGGTCAGGCATGTTTACCCCTGGTCGTAGTTTCGCAGCCTCGATACCGGAAGCGGCTTTTGCAACTGATCGGGGAGTCTATCGTGCCCTTGCTCGACGTAGGGCTCAGCATGGAGCCTTCCGCCTGGCCCGACGAACATCTTGTAGCGCTTGATGCCGTCGCCTTGCTGCACGAGCGCGAAGCCCATGTCATCAAAGCCGAGGATCGCTTTGGGCCGCAGATCCTCGTGACCAGGCAGAACACTCATGTCACTAATCCTTGCTAGGGAGCTTGGTGGCGGGATTGACCTCTCCTCCTGTGGGAGGAGGAGGAAGCGGCTGAGCTGGCACCTTCATCTCCATCGCCTCCTCGACCCTCTGATTCGGGGTGACGAGCGGGCGGATGCCCAGAGCAGCGAGCAGCGGTGCCGCGACCTCGATCCAGTTGATCGTGTCAGTGTCATCCCCGAGCAGGTTGAGCACGACGAGCGCGATCGACGTGAGCAGACCAATAGCGACGGCCGGCTCCTCCCACACACGCTTGGCAATAGCCTTCACAAATTCACCTCCTCTCAGAGATAGCGACGGACCTGCATCACGTCACTGCGGTAGTTCCACGGGATGTAGTGCGGTCCCGACTCGGAACCGTGGCTGTAGACGTAGTTGGTGTTGTTGGCAACCATCGCGACATGAGCGCCGGGGAAGCCACGCCCGTAGATCACGGCGTCACCAGGCTTGCGATCGTGAACACGCCAACCGTGGGAGAGGAGCGTGCCGGTGTAGCCCGCCGTCCACGAGCTGCCGTTGATGCGGTCACGGGTGTTCATCCCGTCAACATTGGTGAGAGCGTTCCACCAGCACCACGAGTACGCCGACGAGCAGTCGCAGTAGAGCGGGAAGCGACCGTCAGCATACCTGCGGCGCTCACGGATGCCCTGCCAGCGCGAGGCGCCCTGGGTGTAGTGGACACTGCCGCGATGGTTGTAGAGCAGCCTGAACGAAGCGACGGCGATCTGGCGGGCCTGTGCGATCTCGGAGTCGGTGAACTTGCCGTCACCAGGCTTGGGCTTCGGCTTGGCGTCCGCGCGCTCCTTGATGAGCGCATCCATCCGCGCGTCAGCAGCGACGAGCATCGACTTCGTGCGCGTCTCCGGATAGACGATGATCTTCTGCTCGCGCACCAAGAGGCCGACTTTGCTCTCGGTCCACTCGTCCGGCGCACCAAGGAAATGCGCAGCAGTCTTGGCAGCGTCACGAACCAGAACGCTGTAGACACCGTTGTCAGGACCGACCTTGCGCTCGATGTCACGAGCATCCAGCCGGCGTAGCGTGTGGCGACGCACCACCTTCACATCGTCGCCGCGCTGAGCACCATCACCGGTGTCGAACAGCACCCGGTGCGGGAACGCCTTCTTGCTGTATGTACGAGTCATTCGTTCTCCGGATCGGGTTCCTCGACCTCTTCACCGAGGCCAGCGCCAGGCTCAGGCGGATCTTCGGTGCCGTCGCCAGGCGTATGAATGCTGTCGTCGCCGTCGTCCTCCGCAGGAACCTCGTCGGGCTCCTTCGGATCATCCATTTCCTGATCGCTCATTTCGCCTCCTTCTTACCAGACTTGGACGCTGCCTGACCATAGAGCTGTTCGAGATGCCCCTTGATCTCCTTGTTTTTGACACGTCTGACGATGTACTTGCTGACATCCTCAGGGCTCCACCCACGTCCCTCAAGACGCTTGACAAGATGCCCGACCTCGGCAGCGTTGAGGCCGTTCATTGCTTTCGTCTGCCAGCCCACCGGAGCCACGGTCTTGACCGGCAGTCGAGCCTCTCGTGACCTCACCGTTGTGTCAAGAACGTCAGCAAGATCTGTGATCCGCTGCATCCTGACATCGGCTAGGAACTGGTTGATGTCCACTGCATTGACATTGACAACGCGCCCTTGCAGGTACTTCTGCGCGCTGGCAACGTCCATCATCTCCATCTGCCGAGCTGCGTCGCGGACGAGATCCATCCTGTGCGCCCAGACGAGAGCGTCAACACCCTTGGGAACACCGGACTGCGTTGGGAGCCCACCGGCCTGAATGGTCTGAGCGACGACCTCTAGCTTCTTGCCACCGCCACCACCAGAGAACCGGCCAGTGGAAGGATCAAAGTTGGGGTTGCCCCTGGCTGCGCCTCGGTAGACGATCGCGCCGGTGCCTGGTCCCTGATCGGCCACCTGACCAGGAGCACGGGCGAGCATGATCGGCGCAGCACCGTTGTCACTAAGAATGACAACTTCCATCTTGGCGCTCTGCCGCACGTCGCTCATTTCTTCCTCTTGATCGGACCCTTGCCCCATCGCTTGCGCGCCGCGAGAACGACGCCCTTGTGGCTCTTGCGCTTGCTCGTGCGCTTGTGCCCCTTCTTGGCGGCTGCTGCCTTCTTCTTTCCTTTGGTGTAGTTAGGCATCAGGATCTTTCCCCAGAGGTTCGTCAGTGGTGTCCATTGCGAACGGTGGGATGCCGTAGCCCCAGACCATCAGGCGGACGTTCTCCCCGTTGGCGATGGCCTCGCGCTCCTCATCGGTTGGCACCCACACCGAGCAGATCACGTTGTTACCTGCGCCATCGTCAACATCGTAGACCCACAGATCGTTGTCTTCGTTTCCACCAGGGAGCCGAAAGACTCTTGTCGTATTGTGAGTCCTACGTGCTCGCATGGGCATGTCCGTTCTGCCTGACCAGCCAATCGCCCAACTGGATCAGGTACTCCTCGGTGCCGTCGCTGTTGAAGATGATGAAGGCAGTCTCCGACTCCTGATCGAAGTAGCCAATGCTGTCCTCGGGCGCCTCTCCCGGCATCTCCCTCACGTACTCGATGGAGAAGTTGGCCCGTGGTATGAGATCGAAGCCGAGCGTCCCATTCGGGTGCTCCTTGCGGAGTTCCTTCCAGGCTTCGCGGACAGTAAAGAGCCGGCCGTTGCGGTCCTTGCACTCCTCATCGAAATCCTCGCCGTCAGTCGCTCGCACATAGCGGATACCAGCCGCTTCACCTGACAGAAGAGTCGCCGCATTGACTGCATCGCGAGTCTCAGATCGTGCAACACGATCCGCCCGAGTTGACGGAAAGCCCTCGAAGTGGGCAACGATGTTGTCGCCAATCTCCTTGGGTCCGTTGCCTTCTTGGATCTGGTGGACAAGGAAATCCCTCATCTCTCCCTTGAACGTCTGGTCCGTGAGCCGCAGCAGCCGGCCCACCTGCTCGTTGAGGAAGGTGTCGCGGCGATCCTCGTCCAGCTCGGCCTCGATGCGCGTCTTCTGCTGATCGAGCTTCGTCGCCCTGGCAACCATCTTGTCGATGATCTCGCGCGAGCGCTTGGAGAGCTTGTCAAGCTCCTCGCTGCCGGCTGCCCAGCCCTTCATGATCTTGTTGGCCGCGCTCTGAGCTGTCTTCTTTGTGATCCGGATCTTCTTCTCGTCGTCGGCCAGGTCGAGACTGTCAACACCAGCGACGTGACGAGCGAATTCCGGATACAGACGGCGGAAGTGAGCCTCCCATGCACGCCGAAGCTGCAAAGCCAGTGAGCGCAGCGTCTTGTCGGAGTAGTGCTTACTCGTCGGGAGGCTGGTGATGAACTCCTCGGCGTCCGCGAGCAGGAACTCGATGTGATCGTTGGGCTGGATGTAGATCGTCGGCGGAACGTGATCTGCGAAGCCTGCGGCGGCTGCTGCGGTGCCGGCTGGCACTGAGCCACCGTTTGTGAAACCCTGGTTCGCTTGGGGATTGGCGATGACACCAACGTTTCCGGGTCCGGGGGTGGTGAGGGGAGGCCCACCGAGAGCTTGCTGAGCAACGAGCTGCTGTCGCTCGCGCTCAAGCTCGCGAGCATCTCGAAGCGGGGTGTTCATTCGGCGGAGCAGCTCAGTGATGTCAACCTGGCTGGTCAGCAGTTCCGCGTTGCTCTGCCCGATGAGCTGCAAGATCTGCTTGTAGAAATCGATGTCCTCCTTGCGGAAACCGTGGCTGACCTTGTTCGCTTGGCCGCCATTGTTGACGAACTCGGGGAAATCCACGACGAGGAGTTGTGGGATCATGTACCTGTTGATCTCGTCATCAATCTCGTCCATCAACAGTGCTTGCGACTCCACGAAGATCTCCGCCATCTGGGCAGCGACATTCCGTGAGCTGGTCCCTCCCTCGCCCTCGATGAACGCCTGCTCGGGCACCCACACCGAGCGCAGCTTCATGACGTTGAGGTAGTTGAAGCGCTCATCGAAGATCTTGAGCGCCTCACTCGGCGTCTCCAAGAACTTGAAGTCCCAGGCGCGCTGCGTGTTGGAAGTCTCTCCGAGCCCCGTCTCCGCCATCGTGGAGGGAACCGCAGCAACAGCATTGCTGCGGAGGCGATCGGCCATCTCAAGCGCGATCTCCCAGTTGGCCCGCATCTCCCCGGTTTCCTCATCGATGACACTGCTGCCCTCGGGATGGAAGGCGAGCACGGGCGGGATGGCGATCCGCTCGTAGCCACGATTGGAGAGCTGGAACAGGAACTTGTAGGCCCACCAGTAGTCACGAGCGTGGCCGGTGCGCGGGAAGCCATAGATCGAACCCATCTCTGAGTCCTTCTCGTTCGTGCCCCACAGCGAGTGGTACACGTCGATCTCCATGACGCCCTTGCCCTTCTTGCCGGCCTTGACCTTGCCCACCTGCGGGGCCTCGTAGGTCATACCGGTGAACTCGCCAGTGTTGTCATCGAAGACTGGCGTGACCAGCTCGGGGCGCAGCGGCGTCGGCGTCTTCCAGATGATCGGCTGCACCGAGCCCTCATCCCACACCGGCTTGATCTGCTTCGTCTGATCGGCCTCGGTCGGGTCTTTGTAGACACCGCCAGGGTTCTGCATGATGAAGCGCTTGCTCATCGCCTGGAAGCCGAAGTCCAATGCGAGCGTGCGCTGGAAGACGTAGCGAGCGTAGATCTTCCGCAAAGCGGCATCAATAAAAGCCGCAACTTGCGCGTTTGGGCCGTTCTTGTCGCGCGCCTCGATGTGCCAGTCAGCGCGGACGAGCGGCACTTTGATGTAGTGCAGCCCGAAGGAGATCATCGCGTCCTTGCGCATCTGACGCATCTGGTAAAGAGTGACGCGCTCGGAGTCGAACGGCGGGCCGAGCACATCCCGCATCGCCGTCCATTGGTTCTGCGTCGGTGTCTGCTGTGCTGTCGTCGGCGCCTGTTCGGTACCGACAATAGACTTGGTTACCTTGTCTACTTCTTTGGGGTCAACTTCTGCGACCTCAATCTTGACACCCTTTGGCGGTGTGGCTGCCATCAGTTTCTCCCAACATTCAGAGCAAAGCGGGGATCTAGCTGGATCTCAGTCCCTCCGCGCGATGCTATCGAACCGTAGACAACTTCGCCGGACTCAGAGTGCGTTGGCCTCCGTGTGGCGACTGTGAGCGTGCGCTCGCCTCTTCCGCCGTTCTGCTGCTTCTTGTTGTGAGCACGCTTCTCCATGATCGCGCGGCGCTTACCTTCGATCACCTCGGCATTTGCGATGCCGTAACGCCAGGCCGACATGGAGTGATTGAACCTGTCAAGCTCCTTGCCAGTTCGAGGGTTCTTCTGCCAGCCCTCGACCTCTTCGCAGAACATCTGGCACTCATCGACATCGACAGCGAACCTGTCATCAATGACAACGTTCTGCACGACATCGATGAAGCGTTCCTTCTGGCGCGTCTTGATCGGCCAGCTCGACACCAGGCCGTGATTGCGGAAGATGATCCGATCGCCGGCACCCTGGGGATCGCAGAAGCGGCCCTTGACTTGCCACTGCGGGCCGTACTCATGGCGATACTGGTTCTCGATCTCCACCGTCCGCTTGGCAAGAGTGTTGGTGTCGATCCCGGCGACGTAGATCTCCTTGAACAGGACGTAGCCACCAGGCTGCAACCAGATCGGCTCGTACTCGAAGCCTAGCGCCGGCACCTCTGCGGTGAGGTACTGGAACCAGAGGACGCAGGCTGGGTTAGTTGTGCCCCAGTCAACACCCATGTAGATCGGACCGTAAAGAGGGTGGGGCTCGTAGTGACGGACGCCGTAGGTCGTCAGCGACCAGTTCTGGATGTAGTTGTTCTCGTCCTGCCCGTGCCGGCACTCATGCTGCAACACCCAAGTGCCAGGAGTATTGCGCTTGTAGGTGCGAACGAGATCGATGTACGGCTTCCATCCGCGTGCCCGGAATGCCTTGCCGGCGCACGACGTTTCAAGAGTGCGCTTCTTGCCACCGGGGAGCCGCCCCTTGACAACACGATTGCATTCGCACAGGGACTCGGGGTCCATGTCAAGCTCACGTAGCCGCTTCTTGCGATCTCTCGCCTTCACGCCACGGCAGTTGGGAACCTCCTGCACTGTCTCCCAGATGCACCAGGGATACAGCTCGAACTGAGGGATGTCACCATTCTTGAGATCCTGTTCGATCTCATCGAGCAGCTCTTGCATCCTGCCCTTGGTGGAGTTGCGTGTGCTGGTGGCGATGTCCTGGGGTGGGATCGCTCCACCAAAGCGCTCCATCCAGTGCGGCAGTGGACCCTTGGCACGATTGGTGACAGCCATGCCTCGGGACTGGTTCCACACCGGCTCGTCCATCATGTCGATCTCGTCAGCGTGTGCCTTCGCCGGGTGAGGACCGGACACCGCGTTCTCCGAGCCGGCCACCACTTCCACTACCGAGCCCGTCTTCCAGACCGTCTGCGACTTCTTCGGCTTGTCACGAATGAAGGGCAGAACGATGTCAGTACGCCTGCCGGTGTCTGGGTCGCGCTCATAGCACCAGTCCTCAATGTTGCTATAGCAGCGGTTGCCCTGCGCCTCTGTCGCGCCGAAGGAGAGGCTCTCGCATCCAGACTTGTAAGTACTGTTGAGGAAATGCAGGACCGCGATGATGAACGTCTTGGCCCCGCCGCGATTGGCGAGCGCCAGAGCAGCCGACGTGCGCTCGAAGTACAGGTCGGCCAGCAATGTGAACGGTGCGACATGATCCTCGCACACCGCAGTGCGAGGTATGTCAACACCGATGTTCTTGACTACCCAGGCGTGAAGCTCGTCGTCATTGCTCGGTCCCTCGTAGCGCAGCTTCCGTGAAAGGGTTTGTACTCTCCGAACGATCCCTCTTAGATCGTCGGCTTCCATTTGTTCGAGCGCTTCTGGCGTGACGCCCAGCCTTGCCAGAACGGGAGGGATCTCCGTCACTCCCATTTTCTCCAACAACGGGTGAATGACCGTTGCTTGCTGCCCGTTCGTTGTCGCCCCGTTCGTCGCCTGTCTTGACGACTTCCGCTTCTGTGATATCGAACGCAGTCCCTTCGATGGCGGCGGTGGTTTGGGGCTGGCCGATGATTTCAAAGAGCGTGACAAGCAGCTCCTCCTTCGTGGCTGATTCGAGATCGACTTCGGCTTCCTTGATTTGCAAGGCAGCTTCGCGGTTCTCGATTTCGAGGGCGAGCTTGACCGCATCGAGGTTGGCTCGTACGCCGGCTTCACGACGAAGAGCCCGCTCAAGGGCTCTTGTCATGCGACCGGTAAAGCGGTGGCGGATCTCTTCTGCTATGACCTCAGCGGCTCTCGGCTCGCCGCGCTGTCGTGGACGCCCCTGGTTGCGCCCAGGACCACCAAAGCGCCCCTCATAGACCAGTTGCAGGGCTCGGATCTGAGGGTCACCGCTGTACGCCCCTTCGGGCGGGCGAGGCGCTGCGCCTAGGTCGTGGAGGCGTTCCAGGGCGGCGAGCTGACGATCTCGCAGATCGGGATCATCCTTGTCGCCATCTCTCTTGGCGATTTCCTTTGAGGCCATCCCCGCGCATTCTACACAGGAACCTCAACCAACACTATTCCTCGACTTCCAGCGGGTACAAACGTTCGAGCAGTCCGGGGTCATCAAGGGCGACTGCTATTTCGTCCAAGACATCAATGTTGATAGCTCTTACAGGAACAGGATCGCGGCCGACGCCATCCCAGTTGAACCCCTGCAACCATCGCTCGACTCGACGGAAGTCCTGCCCCATCTCTTCCGCCAACTGATTTGTCTCGTAATTGCGCAGTCGATGCTGACGGAGCAGCCACATCCGGAAAGGAACAATGTCAACAGCGATCGGATTATCGCCGTCTGTACCCCTAGGGATGCGGTACTTATTCTTGACAGCGGCGAGCTTCTCCTCCTGCCTGGCTATCTGTCGCTGGCTGTGTTCGAGCACCTCACGCTGGTGCTCGATGATGCGGAGCTGCTTCTGCTTGCGACGCCGAGTACGCCTATTGACACGCCGGCCGTACTCGCGCTTCTCCTCCTTGGTCAGCCCGTTGTAGCGAGCCTTCTCGCGAGCCCACTTGCAAGCATTGCAGACAGCTTCGATTTGCTCGTAGCCTGAGCGTGTCTTGCGGATCGGGAAATCGGACACCGGGCGCCACGCCGTGCAGCGTGTGCAGTTTCGATATCCACGCCAGATCTTCGGTTTAGGACCGGGGAGTTTCACCTACGTCGCTCAAGAACAGTGGTCGCCGCCAGCGCATGCGTTGCCGCATCCATCTGATCGGAGCCGCCGCTGTTCTTGGCGAGCAGGGGAAAGTCCGGATAGAGCTTTTTGAAGGCAAGCCATGCGTCGTCTTTGGAGAGTCGTCCGTTGCCGAACACTATCCCACGAGCTTTGGTGATGCCAGGGTTGACCACGATCGCCCCGCTCTGCTTGGCTGCGAGCAGCGCTACGCCCTCGCGCCGGCTGAGTGAGCGGATGACGTTCTTGTTGAGGAACACGGCCAGCTCTTCCACCGCCACCACGTCAGGCTTGATGATGAAGAACCGGCGTCGTAGCCAGTTGTAGAAACCAGCTATCTTGACAGCTTCACTGTCGCGTTCATCGTCAGGCTTCCAGATGTCAGCAGTGCGCGGCTTGCCACCGCTGGCTGTCGCTAGT